TTTATGCCCGTTCCTTTGGATTGGAGCACTAATTCTACCGTAGCCACTGTTAGAAATAACGCATCTACTAGTGGGCAGTTAAAAATAGTAACTGTAACCAACAGAGGTGTTGGCATGGGAACTGCTAGTAGAACTTATACTAAGGTTCCCATTAGAGGGGATGGAACTGGAGCAGAGTGTACTGTTGTGGTTAACAGCAATTCAAAAGTAGAATCTGTTACGATTTCTTCTGGCGGATCTGGATATACATATGGAACTGTCGATCTTGCTGGTGGTGGAGCACCGACTGGAACAACATCTCCAGTTTTTAATGTAATTATTCCCCCACAAAATGGGCATGGTGCGGATGTTTATAGGGAACTTGGAGCAAGAAATGCTTTAATTTATTCTAGAATTGAAAATGATAGCGAAAATCCCGATTTTATTACGGGCAATCAAATTGCCAGAATTGGAGTTGTTCAAAATCCACAAGCATTTAATTCAACTTCCAATTTAGATTTGGATAAAGCAAGTGCAGTATATGCATTAAAATTAACAGGTGCTGGTTATAGCTCTGCTACTTTTACCGCAGACTCTCGTTTCACACAAACTGTTGGGGTTGGTTCTACTGCTATCGGTAGAGTTGTTTCTTACGATTCAACAACTGGTGTTTTAAAGTATTGGCAAGATAGAAGTCTTGTTGGATTTAATACTGATGGGAGTCAAAACTCAGATCCTACTTACGGATTTAATCTACTTAGATTTACTGCAACTCCAGCGACTGGAGGATCAGTAAATATTCTTGGTGGCTCTACTACTTTAGCAATTCAAACAGGGTTCACAGGTATCTCAACTGTAATAAATAGTAGGACATATTACCTCGGTCAATCATTTACCCAAGGCGTCTCTCAACCAGAAGTCAAAAAATATTCTGGAAATATTATTTACGTAGATAATAGACCTTCGATTACAAGATCGACGAGTCAAAAAGAAGATATTAAAGTCATTTTGCAGTTCTAAAGAATTATGTCTCAGGAAACAAATCTCAATGTAGCACCATATTTTGATGATTTTGATGCAAATAATGACTACTACAAAGTATTATTTAAACCAGGATATCCAGTTCAGGCAAGAGAGTTAACAACTCTACAGTCTATACTGCAGAATCAAATCGAAAGATTTGGACAACACTTCTTTAAGGAAGGATCTAAAGTAATACCTGGAAACACCACGTATAATAAAGAATATTATGCTGTACAGATAGACAATGCTTTCTTAGGAATCCCTATATCAGATTATATTAGTCAGATACTTGGAGCAAAAATTACAGGACAAGTATCTGGAGTTACTGCTATTGTAAATAAAATTATTTTAGCAAATGAGTCTGAGAGAGGAAATACTACTCTATATGTAAATTATTTGTCATCAAACTCTCAAGATAATCTTTCTGGATTATTTTTAGACGGAGAGTCATTAGAAGTAAATGCAACAATAGCATCCGCAAATACAATTATTGCTGTCGGTGAACCTTTTGCAACCACCATTGCAGACTCTGCAACTGCAATTGGATCTGCATTCTCCATTTCAAATGGAATTTATTTTGCAAAAGGACAATTTCTTGGCGTATCTGATGAAACAATTCTTTTAGATCAATATGACAACTCTCCCAATTATAGAATAGGTTTATTAATTAATGAGGAGATTGTCAATTCAGATATTGATAATTCCTTAAATGACAATTCAAAAGGTTTTAATAATTATTCTGCTCCAGGTGCAGATAGATTAAAAATCACCGCATCTTTATTCAAGAAAGAATTAGATGATTTTGATGATAATAATTTTGTAGAATTAGCCACAGTCACAAACGGAAGATTAAGAAGTAAGAAAAATACAACAGATTACAACATCATTGCAGATGAACTTGCTAGAAGAACATATGCAGAATCTGGAGACTACTATGTAACTCCATTTGATGTCTCTTTGAAAAACTCCCTGAATGATGGCATTGGAAATAGAGGAATATTTAATTTAAATCAACAAACTTATGGTGGTTCAAGTCCCTCTGATGACTTGGCATTATATCAAATTTCTCCAGGTAGAGCTTTTGTTAAAGGATATGATGTTGAAACAATTGGAACCTCATACTTAGATGTTTTAAAACCAAGAACAACAAAGGTTTTAAACAATCAGTCCATAAACTATAGCACTGGAGCTACACTAAAACTCAACAGAGTTCATGGTGCTCCTACTATTGGAATAGGTAATACATACGTTTTAAGTTTAAGAGATTCTAGAGTAGGATCCAATCAAACTGCATCTGCAGGTAAAGAAATTGGATTAGCAAGAGTTTATGATTTTAATTTAGAATCTGGATCATATACTCTTTCAAATCTTGATATTAACCAGTGGAAAATTTCTTTATTTGATGTTCAGACATTTACAGAAATATCATTAAATGAACCAATTACTTTATCAACACCAACTTTTGTTGAAGGAAAGCATAGTGGTGCTAGTGCATTTATAAGCACCTCAGTAACTTCTAGTGCATCTTTGACTCTTTATGATACAAAAGGAGATTTTGTTAAAAATGAACCATTCATTTTCAACGGTGTTGAAAACAGTAGAGTAGCCATAGCAGTAACATCCTTTGGTATTTCGGATGTTAAATCAGTTTCTCATATAGTTGGTTCTGCATCGACATTTACTGCTGATACAATTCAAACAGAATTATTAAACATTGGTGTATCAACAATTAGTGGATTTTCTGGTTCTGGTGGAATTAGCACAATTTCTAGTATCAATCCACAGTTTCCAGGACAATTAAAAGCAAAAAATCTTCTTAAATTTAGCAATCAAACTTCTCCTGATCCAGTTTTTGCAGAAGTTGTTAGTGTTGGATCTTCTGTTGTAACTGTGACAGGAATTCAAACCGTCACAGGAGTTGTTGATGGAGACTTACCTGCAAATCAGTTAGCTATTTCCAATCTCGCAGTTATTTCAACCAATCTTGAGGGAACTGATGATGATTCATTCTTTACCGAACTTCCAAAACAAAACATTTATGAGGTTGATTTAACTGATGCGTCTCTTAGCATAAGAAAGTCATTTGATGTAACCATTAGCAGTGGCCAACTTTCTTCTGCAGTTAGTGCGGGAACTAATGAGTCTTTCTTACCATTTACTAATTCGAGATATGAATTAATCAAAAAAGATGGAACAATTGAAGCATTAACAACAGACAAGGTTGATATTAGTGCTGATGGAAGTCAAATTCAAATCTATAATCTTAGTTCTGGAAATGATGATGCAACTCTGATTGCAACTCTGAAAAAATTAAAACCAAAATCAAAAGTTAAACTGCAAAATAGAGTTTCTAGTTTGATTGTAGATAAATCAAAATCAACATCTTCTGGAATCGGAACCACTACTTTAAATGATGGGTTAACTTATGATAACTATGCATATGGAACAAGAGTTCAAGATAGCAAAATTTCCCTTAATGAACCAGATATTATCACAATTCACGGCATTTATGAGTCTGTAAACACCTCCGATCCTTCAGCACCCAAAGTTACACTGTCTTCAATTAGTGGCCCAACTGGAAGAACCTCAGATATTGTCATTGGTGAAATGATGAAAGGACAAAGTTCTGGAGCCATGGCTATTTGCGCTGAGAGATTAACAGATTCTCAAATATCTTTCATTCACAAAAATAATAAAAACTTTAAAGAGGGTGAAGTAATAACTTTTGAAGAGTCTAATATTGTTGCATCAATCACAACCATAGAGACTCCAAGTATCAATATATCCACTCGTTATACATTTGATAATGGACAAAAAGAATCTTTCTATGATTATGGATTTTTAACTAGAAAGTCTGATGCTAAAGAACCAAATAGAAAACTTAGAGTATATTTTGCTAGTGGATATTATGAGTCAACTGATGATGGTGACATAACAACAGCACAATCTTATAACTCTTTTGATTATGATACTGAAGTACAAACTGTCAATAATATAAGAAATACTGATATTATTGACATTAGGCCTAGAGTTTCTTCTTATACTTCATTTGTTGGAGGAAGATCTCCATTTGAGTTTCATGGAAGAACGTTTACTGGATCTGGAGATTCTGCTGCAAATATTTTAGCATCAGATGAAACAATCGTAACGAATTATTCTTTCTATCTTGGTAGAATTGATAGAGTTTACTTGACACCAACCGGAAAATTCCAAGTTAAATATGGAACTCCTGCAGAAGCTCCTCAATTACCATCTCAAATAGATGATGCTTTAGAAATAGCAACTATAAATCTTCCTCCATATCTCTATGATGTATCTGATGCATCCATTAGATTCTTAGATCATAAGAGATTCAAGATGTCTGATATCAAACGTCTTGAGAACAGAATTAAAACACTTGAATACTATACATCATTATCTCTCCTTGAGATGAGTACCTCAAATCTCTTTGTTCCCGATTCTTCAGGTGTCAATAGATTTAAGTCTGGATTCTTTGTTGACAATTTTACTTCATTCTTAGCACAAGAAACTTCTATTGAACTTAAAAATAGTGTAGATTTAAACAATCAGGAAATTAGGCCAAAACATTATACAAATTCTGTTGATTTAATTTTTGGCCCTACAGGAAGTATCGCTTCTGGGGAAGATATCGCATTTGTCACTCCAGAAGGAAATAATATTTCTAAAACTGGGGATATTATTACTTTAGACTATAGTGAAATTGAATGGTTAAGACAAACTTTTGCAACTAGAACTGAAAGTGTAACACCATTCTTGATTAGTTTCTGGAGTGGAAACATGGAAATGTCTCCACCTTCTGATAACTGGGTTGATACTGTTAGTGTTGAAGCAAGAGTTATTAACACAGAAGGTAATTTTGCTCAAACTATTGCGGAGGCATCCAGAACCCTTAATGTAGATCCTCAAACTGGATTTGCACCTACAATATGGAACTCATGGCAAACTAATTGGACTGGTGAGGAAAGCTCAGCTGCAAGATCTACAAGAGATGTTAGACAGAGAAGAGGGAACAATGGGACATTTACTGAAACCATTCAGAATACATTTACAGATACTGTTGAGAGAGGTGTAGAAAGCAGAACAGGAACCAGAACTGCTGTTATTGAGCAATTTGACAGAACCTCTCAGGGAAATAGAGTTGTTAGTAGAGATCTAATCTCTTTCATGAGATCTAGAAATATTCAGTTTAATGCTGAAGCCGTAAAACCACAAACTCAGGTTTACCCTTTCTTTGATGGTGTTGATGTTTCTGCATTCTGTGTTCCAAAACTTTTAGAAATTGCAATGATTTCTGGATCATTCCAAGTTGGAGAAACTGTTGTTGGAAGAACAAGGCCTATCGGCGTCCTTCCTCTTGATACCAGAAATGTTGATGCAAGCATTACGTTTAGAGTTGCAGCAACAAATCATAAAGAGGGCCCATTTAATTCTCCATCAAGAAGGTACACCACAAATCCATATGATAGACAACAATTATCTGGATCATATTCATCAACTTCTTCTATTCTAAACATTGATACTTTCTCACTGTCAAACCAACCTGAGGGAACATTCTCTGGATACGTTGAAACAGGGATGATTTTAGTGGGACAAACCAGTGGTGCTCAAGCAACAGTAACCAATCTCAGACTTATATCTGATATATCTGGCACTATACAAGGAAGTTTCTTTATTCCAAATCCAAATAATACTTCAAATCCAAGATTTGAGACTGGAGATAAAGTTTTTACTCTTATTAATAATGTTGATAATGATCCAAATTCAGCAACTTCAATTGCTCAAGAAGGATTTATCTCCGCTGGAACATTAGAAACTACTCAAGAAACTATTGTTTCTGTACGAAATGCAAGAGTTGACAGAGTAAGTGCTATCCAAGAAAGAGATGTTGCTAGAGTAACAGGAACAGAAATTCTTGATACTCAAGTTATTGCTTCTTCGTTCCAAGCAGATCAAAATAACGACGATAGAGATCCATTATCACAATCCTTCTTAGTTGATGAAGACTCTGGAGTCTTTATAACTAAGTGCGATGTATTCTTTGAAACAAGGGATGAAAATGACATTCCCATTACGATGCAAATCAGAACAATGGAGAATGGACTTCCAACTACAAGAGTTCTTCCCTTCTCTGAAGTAAACTTAACTCCATCAGAGGTAAATGTTTCTGCAGATGGTTCTGTTGCTACTACATTTGATTTTAGAGCTCCAGTTTATCTTGAAGGTGGACGAGAATATTGTGTAACCCTGCTATCATCTTCAACACAATATAACGTGTTTATTTCTAGGGTTGGAGAAGTTGATTTTATTACACAGACATTTATTTCAAACCAACCATATCTTGGATCTCTGTTTAAGTCACAAAATGGTTCCACATGGGAACCAAGTCAGTGGGAAGATCTTAAGTTTACCCTATACAGAGCAGACTTTGTTGAAACGGGTTCTGTTGAATTCTATAGTCCAGAATTAACTGAGGGCAATAGAGGCATTGCACAGTTGATGCCAAATTCTCTTAACTTAAATTCCAAAGAAGTCAGAATTGGTATTGGATCTACTTTACAGGACACCGTACTTACTTTTGGTAATACTATTACTCAACTTGGAACTGATGGTTCTGGCAAATATGTTGCAAACGCAGGTGTTGCAACCGATACTCTTCGTATCATCAATGCAGGTATTGGATATACTCCAGGTGTGGGACACTCCACATTTAACAATGTTCCTCTTACCACCATAACCGGAAATGGAAGAGATGCACGAGCAGAAATTACCGTTAGAAATGGAATAGCTATTGGAGCAACAATAGTTTCCTCTGGTAAGGGATATGTTCAAGGCGACGTTCTTGGAATAGGAACAATTGGAAACAATTCTCTTGGACTTGGGGCAAGATTATCAGTTGTGTCAATCGCACAAACTAGTCAATTTGTTCTTCATAACGTTCAAGGAGACTTCTCAATAACAGGTGTTGGAAATACTCTTCAGTTTGTTAACAATTCTGGAGTTACAACAGATGTAAATGCGGCTCAAGGTGGTAACGTTTTAGTTAATGAAATTATAACAAATAATGACGGACTTCATATTCAAGTCAATCATAAAAACCATGGTATGTATTTTGACGAAAACTTTGTAACAATTTCAGACGTACAAACTGATATCATACCAACTAGATTGTCTGAAGCCTATGATTCTTCATCAACTAGTCCATTAGTTGTCGATAGCATCTCAAATCTCACTTTATTTGAAAATGTTGGTGTTGGAACAACAAATGCTGGTTATGTATTGATTGGCGATGAAATCATATCCTATGAAGATACGACTAGCACCACTCTTGCTGGAACAATCACTAGAGGAGTTGATTCGACAACATCTAGAAATTATCCAGTGGGAACTCCTGTTTTCAAATATGAGTTGGGAGGAGTTTCTCTTAGGAGAATTAATAAAACTCACAATTTGGAGAGTGTAACTGTTGCAAATCCAATAGGATTTGATTCTTATAATATAAAACTTGATATGGGTGCAGCAGGAACAGGAAGAACAACTTCAGATGGTTATCCATCGTTGTTTGTAGGAGAAACTAAGTTTGCTGGAGGAGATTCCATAAAGGCAACTCAAAACATTCCTTATGAAATTATAACTCCATTAGTTCAGAACCTCAACGTTCAGGGAACATCTGTTGATGCAGAGGTTAGAACTGTAAGTAGTAGAAGTCTTAGTGGATCTGAAACACCATATGTAGATAGGGGATTTGAACCAATTACATTAAATGAACCAAATTATTTGGAAAATGCCAGATTGATTGCATCAAGAGTAAATGAAACTAACAAAATTACATCAATTTCTGGAAATAAATCTATGAACTTGAGAGTTAATCTCAATAGTACAGATTCTAGAGTAAGTCCTGTTATTGATACTCAAAGAGTGAGTGCAATTTTCACCTCAAATAGAGTCAATGATATTGTAACCAATTACATTACTGATAGTAGAGTTAATAGTCTTCTTGATGATCCAACGGCTTTCCAATATATTTCCAAGGAAATAACTTTAGAAAATCCCGCATCATCCCTTAAAATTATTGTTGATGCTCATGTTAACATTCACTCCAACATAAGAGCATTCTATTCTATAAGTGAATCTAGTAATTTTGAACCTATTTTTGTTCCCTTCCCAGGATACAATAATATTAATGATAGAGGAGAGATTATTGATGTTGCGGATAGCGATGGACTTCCTGATACTTTCATTGCTCCATCCAAACTCATTGGATTTAGAGACAATGATGTTGACTATAAGGAATATTCATTTACCATCGATGAACTGCCTTCATTCAAATCTTATAGAATTAAACTTATTATGACATCTACCAATCAGGCACATGTTCCTAGAATGAAAGACTTGAGAGTTATTTCCTTAGCGTAATATGGATTATTTAAAAGTCAAGGGACACTCTAACCTCTATAGAGATCCCGAAACAAATTCCATAGTGAATAAAAATTCTATGCAATATCAAGAATACATTTCTAGAAGAGACTCAAGAAGTGAGGAAAATCAAAAGATAAACGATCTTGAGTCTGACTTTGCTAGAATGAAAGAGGATATAAATGAAATTAAAAATTTACTTAGGAGTTTAGCAAATGAGCCCAGATGATATAGAACTAACCAACTTATCAAAAAGTTTTGCCTATACAAAAATGGCATCTGAGATAGATAGTATTGATGATAAAGATTCTTTGAAAAATATTGCAAAGTCATTTTGTAAACTTTATTATAAACAACAGGAAACAATGATAGCGATAGGAGTTCCATCAAATGGCTAATAGAGAGGTTGTCTTTGACGAGGACTCTGGAACTCCCTTTGTTTCAAATTTAACCATTCAAGGTGGTGCTAGTTTTAGTAACACCTTTGAAATAAAGAAACCAAACGGAACTGCTTTTGACTTAACAGGATATAGTGGTTCTGCACAAATAGCAAAAAGTGTTGCGGTTGGTGCTACTCTAGGTGCTACTGAAACTTTTACCGTTGGAATAACCAGTGCTGCCGCAGGACAAATAAAAGTTTCTTTAGCAGCAACTGTTACCAGAGGAATTAGTGCTGGTAGATATGTTTACGATTTACTGGTAACAGATAGTCTTGAGCAAGTAGATATTCTCAGTACAGGAATTGCTGTTGGACAAACTGCAGGTGTGGGAACAACGGCATTTGTTTTAAACAAGATAACCAATGTTGCAGTTGGAGATTCTATATCAGTAGGAGCAGCAATAACAACCATACCCGTTGTTTCTATTGCATCAACCCTAAACAAAGTGCTCATAGGAACTGCTAATACATCTCCTCTAGAGATACTTCCAGGAACTGCAGTTACTTTTACAAGAGTTGGTTCTGCCTCTACAATCTATAGAATTGTTCAAGGTGACATAATTGTGAAGGCTGCTATATCAGAATCACCCTAAATACTACAAGGAAACTTGTGATTAAATGGCACAACCAGCAAGTAGAACAGATTTAATAAATTATTGCAAAAGAAAACTGGGGGCACCAGTTTTAGAGATTAACGTTGCCGACGAGCAAATTGATGATCTTGTAGATGATGCCCTACAATTTTTCCATGAAAGACACTTTGATGGCGTACAACCAACTTTCTTGAAATATCAGTTTACTCAAGATGATATTGATAGAGGTAGAGCTCCTGCAGGAAACGAACCAAATGCAGGAATTGTAACTTCCACTGCAGAAGCAACAATTGTCGGGGCTGCTGTTACATTTACATATAAAGAAAATAGTAATTACATACAAATTCCACCATCAATTATAGGAATCAATAAAATCTATAAGTATGATGGAACTAACACTGTATCAAATAATATGTTCAGTGTTAGATATCAAATGTTTTTAAATGATGTATATTACATGGGTTCGATGAACCTTCTAAATTATGCAATGACTAAAACATATCTTGAAGATATGGATTTCTTATTGACAACTCATAAACATATAAGATTTAATCAAAGAGTTGATAGACTTTACTTAGATATTGATTATGGTGATGTTAGAGTCGATGATTATATAATCTTAGATTGTAATAGACTTGTTGATCCCAATGACTTTACTAGAGTATATAATGATAGTTTCCTAAAATTGTATTTGACATCTTTAATTAAGAGACAATGGGGACAAAATTTAATTAAATTCCAAGGAGTAAAACTTCCAGGTGGAGTTGAACTTAAT